CCAATAAACAGGAAGACTACTTCATGATAATGGGAGGTAGTCTGATTGTAGACGGAGGAACCATAACAACTAATAATGGTAATGTATTCAGCAAAACAAACTATACTGGTATTTATGGGTGGTTAAACTTCAATTATGAAAATGTATTAACAGTAACATTACCCAAATCTCTATGGGAAACATATCAAAAAACGAAAGAATTAGAAACATGGTTTGAATTATTAGACGGAAGAACATTAAAATTTAACGCAGTTCTATACGGGGACGAAAAAGCCGAAACAAAAGGAGACAACGTTGTCTTAACATTTGACCGACCACGTACAGGCAAATGGAGTATATCAAGTGGAGAACTAGAGAATAATACTAACTATGCTCTAACAGGAGTAAGTCATGTAGTAAGTAAAGGGACAACTGTAGAAACCTACACAAGCTCATACAAACTGGAAGAAATCGACAACTTAAGAGAGTATATTCTGAAGCAGGGGAAAAAGGAAGTCTTGATAAAGGCTGATTCTACGGAAGAATGGATAGGAACATCATTCATTAAGGATGTACTAACAGGGACGGCAGAAACAGGAAATAGTGAACCAAAAGTCAAAATGCCAATTATCCAGATGGAGATGGGCGGACTGTGTCTGAAAACGCTGCAAAGCGACATCTTTAACAACTGGGTCAACAAAGAGTGGGTAGACGGAGATAACGGAATCAAAGCAATTACTGACGTAGCAATTACTGACGGGAAACTGAACCTGGACAGCCTGAACATTGCACAGAAAGTATACAACATGCTAAACCGTATTGCAGTGTCAGGAGGAAGCTATAAGGACTGGATTGAGACGGTATATACTACAGACTATTACTTCAGAGCAGAAACACCGGTATACGAGGGTGGTATGTCAACAATAATTGACTTTGAAGCGGTGGTAAGTAACTCGGCAAGCACAGCTAGCGGGGTAGAGGAACCGTTGGGAAGTCTGGCAGGACGTGGATTCAACGGACAGAAGAAAGGCGGAAAGATTAAGATTAAAGTCAATGAACCTTGCTATATCATGGGTATTGCAAGCATTACGCCACTAGTAGACTACTCTCAGGGTAACGACTGGGACAACTGGTTAGAGACTATGGATGACTTGCACAAACCGCAGCTGGACGGTATCGGTTATCAGGATTTGATGGAGAACAAGATGCACGGACTGGCAAGGCCGACACTAGCAATAGGAAAACAGCCTGCATGGCTGGACTACATGACCAATTTCAATAAGTCATTCGCAGACTTCGCAGCAGGAGGCAAGGAAAGCTATATGGTGTTGAACCGTATCTACAATGTGAACAATGAAGGACACATCACCAACGCAACAACGTATATCAATCCAAAGGACTACACATATATCTTTGCGACCAACACGGAGACCAACAGGGACTTCTGGGTACAGATTGGTTGCGGAGTAACTGCAAGACGAGTAATGAGCGCAGCTCAGATTCCATTAATGTAATAATTAACAATATGGGAAAACCAAGAATAATCGAGAAAAGCCATAACGTGGGATTCTACGTGATGGAAGCCTATGAAGGCAAAACAATAGAACAGAGGTGCCGGGAAATGGTGGAAACGGGTGAGCCAATCAAGGATACATCACCGTTAATATATACACCAAAAGAAAAAGGAGTAAGACCTGAATACAATGTACGAGCGGACAAGTGGGATATTGCTCAGGGAGCAATGGACGCGGTGAATAAGGAAAGGATTGCCAAGGGACAACAACCTCCTAATGTGAACAATGGAGAAGAAACGCCAATGGGCGCGCCTGAATCGAATCAGGCTGGGCAGCCGAGCTGACACTCGGGTTAAACAACTGTGCGTACTTCGGTACGCACACAGCCGTATATATCGAGTTATATATAATCGCTTTTGGAAAAAGCGCGAAAACAAAACAATATGGGATTCTTAGATTTTTTAGGAAACGGAGGGTCTGGCCTAATTACAGGACTTGCCAACACAATAACAGGAGCCGTACAGAACAAGAAAGCACTGGCATGGCAGAAAGAGCAATGGCAGCAATCAATGGATTACGGTCGGGAGATGTGGGAGAAACAGAACGAGGCAGAAAATGAACGTATGGCACTGCAGAACCAGTGGAACAAGGATGCAGCAGCGCAGTCACAGCAGTATGCTAAAGAGATGTTTGACTATACGGGTTACGAGAACCAGGTAAAACAGATGAAGGCCGCAGGACTGAATCCAGCACTGATGAACGGTGGCGGAGGTTCAGCAGGACAGGCAAGTGCAGGAGCTGAAGTACAGCCTGCTCAGGCATTCCAGCCAATGGGCATTCAGATGGCATTACAGGCACAGCAGGTAATGGCCAACACTCAACTAGCTAATGCTCAAGCTCAAAAAACAAGAGCTGAAGCCACGGCACAGAACATGCAGAACCTGATAGGCAGCAGCATAGACTTAGCTCAAAAGATTGGCGAGATAGGGAAAACAAAGCAGGAAAAGAAAAACCTGAAGGCTACATATGACAAGACAGTGAAAGAAGTCGAGATGGTTCAGGAAGAGGTTAATAACCTTATGCTACAGGGAGATATACTGAAAGAAAACAAAGAGCTGCTTGAATTCCAGAACGGAGTGAACAGGATTATCAAGAATGGAGTATACTTCGATAGCAAGGGCAAAGAGGTAAATTGGCAGGAGGCGGTACTCATAAGGTATTTCGGACCTCTCGGCAAGGAAATGTCACAGTGGGAGAAAGACGAAAAACAGGCATTGTTCGACAAAGGTGTCCTGGAGCGTCTGATGAATGACATAGATGCCATTGCAACAGGTAAGGTTAACGAGTACTCACTGTCAGGAATGAAATTTGACTTAATGCAGAAACAGTGGGAAAGAGAAGACTTCGAGCTGGAACAGGACAAAGCAGCATCCAATCTGCTTGAGGAGCTGACAGGCGAAGGAGAATATGCGAGATTGTTAGGCAAATTCTTGAAATTACTGTTAAGATTCAACAAAGGCCGCAAGTAAGTCGCGCGCGTACGTATATCGCACACGCACGGAATCAACTTGACGATCATATTTTGGGCGTCTCCCTACGGGCCGGGCTTTCCGGCTCAGACAAATGCCCTACGGGCATACTCGCCTGCAATCCCTGACGCACTATGCAGAATTCGCTACTATGTGGCGCGCAATCGCCGCGCGGCTAGCATACATAACAACAAGAGGTCGGACCACCTGAAGATGATAGCATCATCGGAAGAAGTTTACGACCTCTTATTGTTATGTATGAATATTATATTAAAGTAAAACTTAAACAAATTATAATTATGTGCCTGTATACTAAGTATTTATTGAACAAAAAGTATTTACCGACAAAGAAAAATGAACATAATCCGCCAGTATGCCACGATGAAAGGCTAAGATATGTACCGATAAAGTGCGGAAAGTGCATGGAATGCCGAAAACAGAAAAAAAGAGAATGGTATGTACGACTGTCTGAAGAGCTAAAAAGACACAAGGGAGCATTATTCCTGACTCTGACATTCAATGAAGATATGTATGAAGAGACGCGCAAAGCCGTGAATGCAGGAATCCATCCGACCTATGAAGAGGAGAATGATATGTGCCGTTATGCAATAAGACACTGGTTGGAACTAATACGGAAGAGAACAGGAAAATCCGTCAAGCACTGGGTAATTACCGAAAAAGGTGAAGATTATAACCGCATACACATGCACGGTATAGTATGGTGCAGAAAGGAGGATGTAGACGCATGGCGTTACGGATATACCTACATAGGGGACTATGTCAACGGCGAGACAATCAACTACATTACCAAGTATATGCTGAAAATCAACGAAAATTGTCCTGAATTCGAGGGGAAAGTATTCTGTAGCCAAGGCATAGGAAGAGGTTACGAAAAAAGCACAAATGCAAGACGAAACAGATATCAGGAAGAACGTACTATCGAGACATACAAGACAGCGGACGGACGAGAGCTGCCAATGCCAAAGTACTACCACGACAAGATATACTCAGAAGAAGAGCGCGAAAAGTTATGGATTATCAAGCAGGAAAGGGGCTACAGATACATAGGAGGTGAAAAGTGCAGTACAGAAGACCTCGAAGAATGGGACAACCTGACAAGATACTATCAAAGACGGGGTGTAGAAGTGTTTGGAGACAGACCCGACGAATGGGAGAAAGAAAAGCAGCGCAAACGTCTGGAGCGTATGAAAATCGCCAGGCGTCGGATGCACGGAGGTTAATAACCTGTTGATAACCTATCAAAATCGGTTAATAAACCTGTTAATAAGTTGTTGATAAAAAGATGACTTAAAATTTGGAATATTGAAATATTTTAATAGGAAGGAAAGTTATGAACAATGCAAATAAATAAATGAAAAGTTATGAACAAAGTTATGAACAGGATAAATGATTGAAAATAAATGAATTAACATAGTTATGAACAGTTTCAACAGGCTATCATATACATATAGATTTATTTTAATAGAAAAAAATATTATTAGATTATAATAGAATTTTGTTCAAAATTTTGTGTTTTCAAAAACAATGCCTACATTTGTAATGTAAATATGAACAATTAAAATAACAATTATGGAACAGAATTACAGAATTACAATTTTTACTGCCGAAGGAGTCATAGAAGGAAATTTCTACAAAAAAGAAATAGCCATTAGTACGATTGTAGAATTTAAAAAACGTTATGATGATTTCATAATAGGAATAGTATCAGAAAAAATCTACGGAAAATGGAACACTATATGTAGCATATCAAATGGAAGAAATAAAATTATTCATAATATTTGAAACCGAATTCGTTAACGAAAAAACTGGACAGGTAGTAAACCTAACTACCACCTGCGGCAGTTATAAAGAGTTAGGAAAGTATTTAACAGACATGGAAAGAAAATCATGGAGAATGTTACAAGTAAAAAGGAAAGAAAACTGATTAAGCTACTAGTAGTAGCATGGGTATTAGCAGCAACACTAGGAGGATGCGTGGTAAGTCTCAACATTCAGAAGAATAATCAAAACAGCACACAATCCGTATCGCAGGAGAATGAGGCGACTCAAAAAAATGACAGTACCAACTTTAATATGAATACGAAAAATGGAAAAGAACAACAATGATTTTATCGAGGTTTACAAAGGAATCACAAGAATTGTAAAGACTAAGGAACATGATGAAGATGTATGGTTTGCCGTAATTGGCAAAACAATTGTTTCACGTGGGACATTCAAAACAAAAAAAGAATGTATAAATGACCTGGAAAAGACTGATTATGAACAGATTTGTAAGATTGCTCTTGCTGTTGTTACAGCTCTTAAGGATTATAAACCGGAAAAAGTAAAAGAAGTATGAAAATAAACATAGGAAAGAACACACTGGGTGACAACAATAAAATGTCCGTATCTCTAAGAGAGTATGGACGCAGTACACATGACCTGTCTTATGCGTGGAGGTCACCTATGGGAGTAGGCACACTGGTACCGTTCATGAAGATACTAGCGTTACCAGGAGATACCTTCGATATCGACTTGGATACAAAAGTACTAACACATCCAACAGTTGGGCCTCTATTTGGACAGTTCAAAATGCAACTGGACGTATTCACATGTCCATTGAGATTATACCAAGCTCAACTACATAACAATGCACTGAATATCGGGCTGGACATGAAAAAAGTGAAACTGCCTAAGTTTGCACATAGCTACAAATCAATAGAGGGTGAAAGCAGGGAAGGTACAAGAAGGTCAGGAGTAGGAAGTCTAGCAGAATATCTTGGATTAAGATATGAACCCTTCAGGGACAAGGTTACCAATGCCAATGCAGTACCTTACTTTGCGTATTACGATGTATTCAAAAATTTCTACGCCAATAAACAGGAAGACTACTTCATGATAATGGGAGGTAGTCTGATTGTAGACGGAGGAACCATAACAACTAATAAT